GACCCACCAAAAATTGTTGCTAAACAGAAACAAAATAAACTACAATCTATTCAAGAGGTTAAGGCTGGTATACCGCCAGTTGATACTACAGAACTAGAGCAGTCTATCGCCTACCTTGAAAACCAACGAAGCAAGTTGCTAAGGGCGGTAGAGTTAAGACGAGAACAAGGCCAAATAAGGTCTAGGCTCGCAATACTTGAAACTCAACGCCTTGCTGAACAAGACGATGAGGAAAGCATATTACTACTAATTTAGACCCCCACGCCCAATATAAGTTAGCTTATGACCACCTACACGCAGGTCGTTATGAGCAAGGTTTTCGATTATTTGAGTATCGGTGGCATCCTGAAATAGTTGCCGAACAAGCCGTACCCTACGAGCCTACTTTTAAGATTCCCGTATGGCGAGGTGAACCATTAATCGGTAAATCCATCACAGTACAGATGGAACAAGGCTTTGGTGACATTATTATGTTTGCCCGATTCTTACCCGCTTTAAAGGCTTTGGGTGCAAAACAGGTTGTAGTCTTGCAAGAAAGCACACTCCATTACCTTTTGGGGCAGATTCATAGCGTAGATGTCTTTTCTAACAGCACAGAAAAAGGCATAGCAAGCCAATCAGACTACTGGATAGGCTCTATGTCACTTCCCTACTACATTTCTCTGTCGCACCCCCTTGTAAAGGCTATGTTCCCAGTAACCCGTAAGAAAATAGTGGGTTCTGAGGGCTATTTACACGCTATTCCTAGCAATATCCCACCCAAAATAGGGGTAAATTGGGAAGCATCTAAGCAAATTCTGTATTACTTGAAGTCAATCGACTACCGACACATGGAAGAATTGGTCGGAGATGATGTTTATAGCCTAAACCCTAAGTCTGACGGGCTATTTAACCCACTTCCTAACGATGGATGGAAGAAAGATTGGGTAAAAACCGCCCAACACATGAAAGCTATGAAAGGGGTGGTAACTGTAGATACTGGCACGGCTCATTTAGCTGGTGCTTTAGGGGTTAGAACTATTGTTTTGCTACCTAAAGAAGAATTTGTCTGTTGGCGGTGGAAAAACGCCCGTTGGTACGACTCTGTTGTGTGCCTAAGACCCCATGAATATGACCAAATACCTGAACTTATAAGGAGAATGTAATGATTTGCCCTAAGTGTGGTTATTCTGAAAGCAACCATGTTGTAACTAAGTCAGATAAAGAACATTATTTAGACTTTTGGGGGTTTACCCTAGGTACGCCCGAAGCTGAAGAAGCATGGAAACAGAAGCAAGAGATGACCGCCAAAGAAGCACCAATGGTTATGTCAGACATTGAAGGGTATATATCTCAAGTCGATGGCACATGGATTAAAAGCCGAAGTCACCATAGAGAACACCTTAAACAGCACCGCATGATTGAACTAGGTAACGATGTACCCAAGCAACATAAGCCTGTGGAATTAAGCCATAAAGACAAAGAAGCCCGTAAACGCAAGATTGCCGAGCTTGCTTACGCTAAATTAAACTATCGTTAAGGAGCAATCATGGCAGACCGCAGAGAGATGTTGGAAGCAGCAATGAATGAAGTCGAAATAAAAGACGAACCTCAAGAGGTGGAACATGAGGAAGAGGAAGTACCTCAAGACGAACCCAATGAAAAGGAAAAGTTTGTCGCTGAAGATGAAGCGGTGGCAGAGGAAGAAGTCGCTGAGGTTGTTGCAGAAGATGAGGTTGAACTCCCCGAAGAACAGCTTGAGATTAGCGATATACCAAAGCCTACGACTTGGAAGAAAGACCTTTTACCTCTATGGGATAAGATAGCCAAGGGCGAAACATTAACTAAAGACGAAAGTAAGAAACATCTTGAATACCTTAACCAACGAGAGAACGAGTTTAAAAAAGGCGTTAGCGTATATAAAGCAGAAGCGGAGCGAGCAAAGGCTCTTGAGGAAGCAATTAACCCGTTTGTCCCCGAACTCCAATCGCAAGGAATCCACCCTGCCGCATGGATAAACAACTTGGGTCGGGCGCATATGATTCTGACCAAAGCTCCATATGACCAAAAAGTACAAATGTTTCATAGACTTGCACAAGATTATGGAGTAAACTTAAATCAAATTAACGAACCGCAACAACCAGTTGACGCATATACTCAACAGTTAATGCAACAACTTAATCAAGTTAATCAAGAGGTTAGCACGATTAAAGGGCGGTTTGAGCAAGAAGAACAAGCTCGATTGAATAATGAGATTGAGCGAGTAAGAAGCGACAAAGAGCGGTTTCCGCACTTTGATATGGTGAGGGAAGAAATGGCTCAACTACTTGAGCTAGGTAAGGCCCAAAACCTTGAAACGGCTTATGCCAAAGCTGTTAGGCTAAACGATGAAGTTTGGGCAGTTGAACAAGAAAGACTCTTGTCCTCTGCAAAAAAACAAGCATCTCAAGCCCAGCAAGTAGCACGAGCTAAAGCGACGGCAATTAGCCCAAAATCCGTTACTCCTAACGGAACACAAGCGAAAGTCGAAGCAAAGGATAGGCGTTCTCTATTGATGGCTGGATTAGCCGATGCAGAGAGCGGTAGGCTTTAACTTAACTTAATAAAGGATATATCATGTCATTTGCTAACTCAGCAATCACCGATATTATCGCTACTACCATTCAAAGTCGTAGCGGTGAATTGGCTGATAACTTAACGCAGAACAATGCGATTCTGCAAAGACTTAACTCTAAGGGCAATGTACGCCCATTCTCAGGTGGTAATGTCATTCTTGAAGAAATTTTCTACGATGATACGGCTACTAATAATGCTAACTCGTATAGCGGATACGAAGTATTGAACATTTCTCCTGATAGCCCAATCTCGGCTGCTCAGTACAAGATTGCTCAGTACGCTGCATCTGTAACCATGAGTGGTTTAGAAATGCTCCAAAACTCGTCAAAAGAAGCAATCATTGACCTGATTGATGGTCGTATGCAAGTTTCTGAAGCCCGTTTATTGAACCGCATTTCAGGCGATTTGTATGGTGACGGAACAGGTAATGGCGGTAAGAACATTGACGGCTTGGCCGCAGCTATCGCTGTATCCCCAACCACAGGTACTTATGGTGGTATTAATCGTGCCAACTTTACTTTTTGGCGTAACCAAATTACCACAGGTGCAAGTTCAACAACAATGCTTGCTAAGATGACCGAAGCCGCTATCAAGCAGATTCGTGGCACAGACAAGGCTGACTTGTACATTGCTGGTAACAATTTGTATCAGTTCTTTGTAAACGCATTACAGGCTATTCAGCGTATTACTACCGAAGAAAGTGGTGCAGCAGGTTTTGCATCCCTCAAGTTCTACGGCGGTGGTACATCTGCTGATGTGGTACTAGGTGGTGGTATTGGAGCACAAGAAAATACAAACTATATGTATCTCTTGAACACTAATTACATCTTCTTCCGCCCACACAAAGAGCGTAATTTCGTACCTATCGGTGGTGAGCGTCAAGCCATTAACCAAGATGCGATTGTTAAATTGTATGGATTTGCTGGCAATATGACCACAAGCAACGCACAGTTGCAGGGTCTTTTGACAAATTAATCAATTAACCTAAAAAAGGAAATTATCATGGCTTATTCAGTTCTTCCTATAGCAGGAGTTGATTTAAATACCACAACTCCAATCAGTTTTTCTTATACTAACGGCACTACGGCAGTATCTATTCCTGACTTTGCTCCCTTGGGAACGCAAACTTTTGGAAATGATGGCTTTCGTTATGTGTTTGCACAAGCAGGTGCAGCAATTGCGGCATCAACCGCTACCTGTGTAATTAACGCATCTACATTCCAAGTTACTTTGGGTGCAGGTACATATGTGTCAGGTGCTTCTATGGCATCAGGCGATTATGGTTGGTTCAGCAAGGCTAGTGTTTAATACACTTTTGTAGTAAAAACAAAGGGTTACTCTTAACGGGGTAGCCCTTTTTTCTTTTAACCCTAACCACTTAGGAGCATTACATGGCAATAGATAGCGATAACCAAGACGCAGATTCACGCTTGGCAGTTAAGTTTTACAAGCGAGCCGTTCAACTAGAACACGAATCAAGCGAAGCTGGCAGACCAATATTCAAAGATTTTGACTTTGTACGCATTATGGTTGCTGGAGATAACCTGACTGAAATTGACACTTTTGCACGAGATAGCCATAAACAACGCTTTCCAAAGCAATGGCTTCAATATCAAGCTAGTCAAGACTCTAGTAGCGACATAATGGGCACACCTTTAGAACAATGGACTTTAATCAGTCAATCCCAAGCCCAAGAGTTAAAAGGTATCAAGTTTTATACAGTCGAATCTATTGCTAATGCTTCAGATTACCAGTTACAGCGCATTGGAATGATTGCGGGTATGCAACCTCATACCTTTAGGGACAAGGCTAAAAGCTATTTAAACCTTGCTACTGAAACCGCAGACGCTAGTAAACGGGATGAAGAAATTAATCAGCTAAAGCAAGAACTTGCCAAAAAAGACGAGGAAACTGCTAAAATTAAGGCTGAAACTGATGCGAAGCTCGCCCTAATGCAGGAGCAAATGGCGGCTGTACTTGCGGCAGTTGGTGAAAAGAAACCCCGCAAAAAGAAAAGCGTAGAGGAAGTTTAATATGTCATCAACGATGCTCCAACTCGTGCAACAGACCACTAGCGAGTTAAATCTTGCTATTCCCACCTATGTGGCGGGTAATACCAATCAGGATGTACAACAAGTTCTAGCCCTTATGAATCGCACTGGCTATGATTTGGTTAAGGAATACGATTGGCAAGGTTTACAGTTGGAGTATCGTTTCTATACCGATGCACAGACTTTTGTAGGCGATACAGTTAGCGACCAAAGTTATAACATTATTGTAACGGGTGACGCTACAGCCTTGAATGGCAATTATTCCATTACAGGCACAGGCATTAATCAAGATACCTATGTGTCAAGCGTAACTTACAACGCTGGTTTAAACCTATCTACCATTGTTATGAGTCAATTAGCTAGTGGCACATACACAGGCGTGACTTTTACCTTTTCACAGACTAAATACCCATTACCAAATGACTTTGAAGCCATTACGGACAATACCCATTGGGATAAGACAAAGCATTGGCAGATGCTTGGCCCTGAAGATGCCCAACAATGGCAATGGCTAAAGTCGGGTTATATCTCGACAGGCCCACGCATTAGGTGGCGTATTCTAGGCGATAAGTTCCAAATTTGGCCACCATATAACACACAAGAATATTTAGGCTTTGAATACCGCTCAAAAGGGTGGGCTAGAAGTTCTACTGACCAAGTTAAGAACAGCTTTACGGCTGATACCGATACGACCATATTTGACGATACAGTCATGGTTTTAGGTACAAAACTTAAGTATTTCCAAATTAAAGGATTTGACACTACTGCATTGCAACAAGACTATTTCCGTTATCTGAATGTCGCCAAAGCCAACGATAAAGGTTCTGCTAACCTTAGCTTTGCACCCTACCCAACCAAGGTGCTTATTGGTTACGCTAACATTCCCGATACAGGATACGGCACATAATGGCGGTAGCTCAACAAAGACGGGCAATGACCGCTTCCTTGCCATCCCCAATTGGGGGGTGGAACGCAAGGGATTCGCTTGCTGAAATGAACCCACTTGATGCGGTTCAGATGGTCAATTTCTTTCCTACGCCTACGGATGTAACCCTTAGAAAAGGCTATACCAAGATTTCCACAGGAATTACGGGCGAAGTCTTATCGTTAATGAGCTATTCAAGCCCAACGACTACCAAGTTGTTTGCGGCAACGGCTACGATTATTTATGATGCTAGTACCTCTACGGCTACTTCTAGTCTTACAGGAAACACCAATGGTAGATGGGTACATTCCATGATTACAACTGCTGGTGGCTCGTTTATGCCAGCCGTAAACAATGTTGACCCTATGATTGTTTATGATGGTACAAGATGGTCAAGAAGTGCAACAACCGACACCGCACAAACCATTTCTACTATTACTAGGGGTGGAACGGGTAATTTAACCGCTACCTTAACGACTGCAAGTCCTCATAATCTTGTTACAGGTAACACCATCACAGTCGCAGGTGCGACCCCAAGTCAATTTAATGGGACTTACCGCATTACTGTAACGGGTGGGTCGACCCTCACTTATACGATGGCTACTGCCCCTAGCGGTGATGCGACTGTTATGGGTACTTATACGATTGATTACTACATTACAGGCAAAAATTCCAACACATTTGCCTATGTAAACCTGTTTAAAGAGCGTTTGTATTTTGTAGAAGAAAACTCCCTTAGTTTTTGGTATTTGGGTGTGGATTCAATAAATGGTGCTGTAACTGAGTTTCCCTTAGGTGGCATCTTTAAAAATGGTGGTTATTTACAAGCCATGGGAACTTGGACTATTGACGCTGGGTATGGGGTTGATGACCTAGCCGTATTTGTTACCAGTAACGGAGAAGTCGCTGTTTACAAAGGTTCTGACCCATCCGATGTTGATGATTGGGCTTTGGTGGGTATTTGGAACATTGGACAGACTTTTGCCCGTAAATGCGTGTTTAAATATGGCGGTGACATCCTATTATTGACCCAACAAGGCTTAGTTCCCCTATCCGCAGGACTTCAGTCCACCCGTTTAGACCCAAGAGTTAACATTACAGACAAGATTTTCTTTGCTATTAGCCAAGCGGCAGACTTATATTCTGCTAATTTTGGCTGGCAGATTAACTACCTAGCCAAATACAATATGTTGCTTGTTAATATCCCTGTTTCAGGGGGTCAAGAGCAATATGTTATGCACAACATTACTAAGTCATGGGCTAGATTTACCAATATTTCAGCAAATTGTTGGGAACTTAGTGGTGACGATATGTATTTTGGTGGCAACGGCTATGTAGCTCGTTTTTATGACTCATTTTCTGACGATACCGACAATATTAGTGGGTTTGTACAGCAAGCCTACTCGTATTTTGACCGCAGAGGGCAACAAAAACGCTTTACTATGGTACGCCCTATCCTACAGACCGATAACGGCTTACCGACTGTTTTATGCGGTGTTAGCACTGATTTTGATACAGTACCTTTAACTAGCCAAATATCGTTTAATCCCTCAACCCTTGATATTGGCGTTTGGGATGTATCAACATGGGATGACACTAATTGGGGTGGAAATCTAATTGTGACAAAGTTTTGGCAAGGCGTAACAGGAATAGGCTATGCAGGCTCAATTAGTATGAATGTGGCAAGCCAAGGCATTGACTTTCATTGGGCAAGTACCGATTTTGTCATGGAAGCGGGTGGAGTCTTATAGGTGAGGACAGTTACTACTGAAAATCAGCGATATTTGGGGGAATGGCTGGTTCGAATACTTAACTTTCCCCTACCCCAAACCACCCAATGTATTGGGCAGTTAAAAGACGGCAATTTGGTAGCTGTGGCAGGATATACCAACTTTATGCCAAAGGCTTGTGAGATTCATATTGGTAGCGTTGGTGAGCATTGGGCTAGTAAAGATTTTATATGGGCGGTATTTGATTACCCCTTTAATAAACTTGGACTTAGCGTTATACTAGGGCAAATCTGTGCTGATAACACAGATGCCCTAAAGTTAAACCGACATTTGGGCTTTAAGGTTGTAGCTGAAATACCTGATGCCCACATGAGTGGTGATTTAGTGATTATGGCTATGAAAAAAGAGGAGTGTCGGTTTCTTAACATCCGATGCTCTTTAAACAAGGGAGAATAGTATGGGTGGTGGTGGATTTTTAGGATTAGGGCCTGCGCCAAGCGCACCTGCACCCCCTGATTATACGGGGGCTGCACAACAGACAGCACAAGGCAATATTGAAGCGGCACGAGTCGCAACTGCGGCTAACCGAGTTAATCAAGTCACGCCTTATGGCAACCTTAGCTACGCTGTTACTGGTGCTGACCCTTATGGCAATCCTACATGGACTGCTACTCAGACCTTAAGCCCCGCCCAACAACAACTGCTTGACTATCAAAACCAAGCTAGTCTTGGATTAGGAAAACTTGCAGGTCAAGGTTTAGGTTATGTAGAAAATATGCTACAAACCCCGTTTGATGTCAGCAAATTACCGACTACAGGGTTTAATCCTAGCCAAAGCTACCAAGATGCGTATATGCAACGCCTTGCCCCACAGATACAGCAAGGGCAAGAACGATTACAACAGCGTCTAGCTAATCAAGGTATAGACATTGGTTCTGAAGCCTATGACCGAGCCATGATGCAACAAGCCCAGCGTGAAAATGACTTATTGGCTGCCGCCACAACTCAAGGATTTGGTGTTGGTCAGCAAGCTCGTCAGTCTGCTTTACAAGAGCAAGCCTACCTTAGAAATGAGCCTTTAAACACCCTATCTGCGGTGCGTACAGGCGCACAAGTACAAGGCCCACAATTTGTTAATTCTGCCCAACAAGCTACTACCGCAGGCCCTGACATATTGGGTGCATCACAAATGGGATATAACGCCCAAATGGGTGACTTTAACGCCCGTCAAGCCGCCCAAGCTAACCTTAATCAAGGATTAATGGGATTAGGTGGTGCTGGAATTATGGCGTTTTCGGATGTTAGATTGAAAGAAAACATTAAACCTGTAGGCGTAATGCCTAACGGCTTAACCCTTTATAGCTTTGAATATGTTGATGAGGTCAAATCTCATCCATTAGCAGGTGATGGTATCCATGTTGGTGTCATGGCACAAGAAGTAGAACAAGTATTCCCCTACGCAGTTAAAACCCTAGATGACGGCTATAAAGTCGTAGATTACGGACTATTACCATGAATATGTACAACCCTTACATTCAGCAAATGGCTCAACCACAAGACTTAGGTGGGTTAGCTCCGTATTATCAAAACATAGCAAATCAACAAGCTATGCAAAATATGGCTATGCAACAGGCTCAAGGATTGACTCAGCAAGCAGGTCAAACTGCTCAAGGTGGCATGAATCCTATGATGATGGCTCAAATGTTGCGTAAAAAAGACCAAAAGCCTGCACCTGTGACTGATTACAGCCAACCAATGCCCCAATATTTAGACCCAGCGTATATGCAAGCAGGATATTAATATGGCTCAACCAATGTTAAACTTAGGTGGCGATTTAACCCCTGAACAAGCCTTACAACAGCAACAAATTGCTCGCCAACAAAGAATGGCAGAGTTATTAATGCAACAAGGTCAGCAAACGCCCCAAGGACAAATGGTAGGCAATCGTTTTGTTGCACCTAGTTTTTTTCAGTACGCAGCCCCTTTATTGCAAGGCTATGTAGGTAAAAAACAATTAGAAAAAGCTGAACAAGAACAATTAAATTTAGCAAAAGCTGTTCGTGAGCAAGGTGCGTCTGAAGTTGCCAATATATTAAATGCTTATCAAAGCAACCCACAATTAGCATTAGCACAAGCAACAACAGCAGGTCCTTATGGTCGTGCTTTGTTACCTGCAATTATGAAAAATGCTTTGCCTGAACCAACTAAACCTACAACCGATATGCAAAACTAT